CAGTACCTCCAAGTAGACCTCTTGCGGGTTCTCGTCGAGAGACACCCGCAAGATGAAGGCACCGTCGAACTTGATCTGGAGTTCGGTCGCGAAGTAGTCCCGCAAGACCACCTCGTACTCCTTGTAGTGCTGCATGTATCCGAACATGACCAGCACTTGCTCGAAGTAGTCGCACAGCACCTCGCTCAGGGGGTTCATGACCCTGATGCGAGGGGCGTCTCCAAAGGTTGGCGGCTTGACGAGCGGCACGGTACCTCTGTGTCCCTATCAGTCTGAGGCGGGGACGATCCCAAGAAGGGCGGGGGTATAGGCAGAAACGCCGAAGCCCCCTGACAGCTTACGCCATCAGGGGGCTTCGGTCAGCCCTTAGCCTTGGTTGTGACCGTTAGCGGGTCACGATCAGGCGATCCAGACCCTTCGGGTTGTACGCGCCGATACCGAGGTTCTCGAACACCGAGAAGCCGATGGTGCGAGCCTTCGGATCGTCAGCCGACAGCACCGTCAATTCGGTACGGACGGGGATACGACCGAACATCTCAGGCTCACAGCAGACGTACACCGTGCCCACGGGCACGAGACGGCTGGTGATGATCTGAGCGCCCCACAGGGTGGCCTGCAAACCAGTCTTGAGCAGCACCGCCTGCGACTCGATGTCCAGAATGTCGCGACCGAACTTGCGGATGTCCGCATAGTCACGAGCGTTCATGTACACGCGAGCCACACGCAGATCGTGACGCTCGATCAGCGCGTAGGCATCAGCCAGAACAGCCGGGGTGATCGGAGCGACCACCGGGATGTCCGGGTTGGTGCCAGCGGGAACCGAGTCAAAGCCCTGCGTGGCGATGGCGTCGAGAACCGCGAACACACGCTCGTCCTCAGCCGCCTGAATCTGAGCGCGGGCCAGATCCTGAGCACGTTCGATCAGATCGAAACGACGCTCCTTGATCTGGGTCAGCGGGATCTCAGGGTTCGAGGCAATCTCGAACAGCGGGAAGATCACACGGCGCGGCTTGGTGATGGCCAGAATGTTCTGACCTTCCTCACCCACGACGTAGGCGGTGACATCGGGATCCTTGTCGTAGATCGGGAGCGCACCGTCGGGAAGCTGCTCGACCAAGAAGGTCTTGCGGCCCACGGCGGTGTAGTCACGACGCAGACGAAGGGGTTGGGTCATCGAAGCAGCCAGCTTGGCGCGACCGCCCGGAGTCTTGATGTACTCCGAGATGATCTTCTGCTTCACAGCGTTATTGACGTTGTCCTGCATGGTAATGCCCTCCTGCCGTTAGATGCGCTGGTCGTAGACCAGCTCGTTCTGCACGGCGTCAGCAGGCATCTTCAGGATGCCGATCACGGTGGAAGCGTAGTAGTTGTTGGCGTTGTTGACGTTGGTCAAGTAGCCATTCCACGACGCAAACAGCGAGTCACCCACGGCGTAGGTCAACGCGGCACCGCTGTTGAGATTTTTCGTCTCGAACAGGGCGTTGCCGTAGGTACCCATACCCGAGACATACGGCCCCTTGCCCGAAGCCGGGCCGGGGGTGTTCTCGTAGGGGTTGCCATTGGCGCTGTTGATGAACACACCCAGCACGACCGAGACGGGCGTGGTCGGCGTGGCGGGGCCAGTGGCAGCAGTCGCGCTGATGCCGGGGCCACCGATGTAGTTGCTGCCACCAGCGGCATCGCCGCGAGCGAAAGCAACAGAACCCGAGAGAACACCACGCTTGGTCGTATCGACCTGCGAAGTGACGTTGCCAGTGACCGCAGGCGGGTTCGTCTGAGTGAAGCTATCCGAGGTCAGAACGCCAACGGTATTGCGAATACCGACGTTCAGAATACGAAGAGCCGAGGACGATTCCGTGAAGCCACCGCTGGCCTGTCCAAGCAAAGGCATTTGAGCCTCCTTTGCTCCCTGTTTACAGGGGGCGGGGTACACAACGGACGCAGGCCACCTTGGACTGCGTCACACCCATTGTGGTGAGTATCAGCTATCTAGCGAGAAAAGCGTTAGCAGGCAGGGGGTCGAGCGTACATAAAGTGAGGGAGGCAGCGAGCCGCCCGACGAGAGGTACGCAATGACTAGCTACTACGACCCCTTCGACTGTGAGGTCTGCATCGAGGAACTCCCCGAGTACGAGATGTACGAGGCACTGGAGGAACTGGCGAAAGAGGAGGGTTGGGTCAAGTGCGCTACCCCTGCGACTGCCCCTGCCCTTGCGCTCGACCCCGAGGATGACATCCCTTACTAGGAGGTGCCCCAAAAGCACCTGACCCCCTGTGAGGGCGAACCTCACAGGGGGTCAGGCTGTTGTGCCGTCAGACGGTTAGAAGTGATCCGACACGTCCGGGGCCGACTTCCACAGAGAAGCCAGATCGCCACCGCCAGTCGAAGCCACGCGCACCGCGCCGAGCGACTTCACGCCATTGCTGGCCTTGCGAGCCTGCGGGCGCAGACGAGCTTCCTTCTTGGTCTCGGTTTCCTCAACCTCGACCTCGACATCCTCGTCATCGTCGCCGTCGTCATCGTCGTCGTCAGCCGTCTCATCGTCCGCGAACAACGAACGATAAGCCTTCTTGTCCGACTTCTTATCCGACTTCTTGTTAGCCTTCGGCTCCTCGTCGGCATCAACCTCATCGGCATCAACCTCGTCGGCATCGACATCCTCAGACTTCTTGCTCTTTCCGAAGCCGCGTGCGGGCATGTTCAGAAGGGCCAGACGATGAGCAGCTTCCTTCTTAGCCTCCTCAGCGGGGGCCTCCTCGCTCTCCTCACCATCATCGTCGTCGCCGTCGTCGTCATCCGACTCGACCTCAGCAGCGATCTTCTTGGCCATGCGGCTGATCGCGGCCAGACGGCGAGCGGCTTCCTTCTTGACTTCCTCGGCGGGGGTCTCCTCGCCGTCGTCGTCGTCGTCGTCAGCGTCCTTCGCTTCCTCGGCAATCTTCTTGGCCAGCTTGGCCAGAGCCTTCAGCTTGGCCATACGCTTGGCCTTCTTGTCCGACTTCTTGTCAGCCTTCGGCTCGTCCTCGGCAGTCGGCTCCTCATCGGCTTCGACTTCCTTGGCTTCCTCGGCCAGCTTCGAGATCAGGCGAGCCAGCTTCTTGGCCTGCTTGACCTCTTCCTCGGCGGTCGGCTCCTCACCCTCGGACTTCTTGTCCGACTTCTTATCCGACTTCTTGTCGGCCTTGAGGTCGGACTTCTTGTCCGACTTCTTGTCCGACTTCTTGTCAGCCTTCTTGGCCTGCTTGAAGCCAAAGATTGCGGCAAGCTCGTCGTCGGCTTCGACGCCACCGTCCAACGCCATCGGATCCTCACCCATGATGTCGTCAGCGGTCGGCTCGTCCTCAGCCATCAGGTTCGCCTTCATCTCGGCCATCTGCTGCTTGAGAGCCTTGATCTCCGCGCTCGCCTTGGCGAGAGCATCGGCCATCTTCTCAGCCTTCTTGTCGGCCATGATGGCAGCATCGGACTTCTTGTCCGACTTCTTCTCTTGCAGCATCTCGGCCAGCATGGTCTCGACGGCGTCATCCGCGTAGATGTCAGCCTTCTTGTCGGCCTCCTGCGTCATCATCTCGGCCAGCAACTCCTCGCCTTCCACGTCCTCAGCCTGACTGATCATCTCAGCCAGCATGGTCTCAACGCTGTCGTCATCCATGCCCTCGTCGGACATCGGGGACATCGGTTGAGCGGCCATCGGGAAACCACCAGCCTTCTTGTCGGCCATGATCGGCGGCGTCTCGATTTCCATCAGACCCTCGTAGTCGTAGGTCTCCGGGTCGTTCTGGTCGATGCCGTCGCCGTCCATGTCCTCGGCAACCGGGCCATCACCAGTCAGGAACGCCTGACGCACCTTGACCAGAGCCGCCTCGATCTTGTTGTCGGGCAGATCCATGAGGCTCAGGGCCTTGTTCTCGATGGCCTGCACCGACGCGCCCTTGCCAAGAATGGCCGAGGCAACGCGGATGCACTTAGCAGCCTTCTTCTCGACGCGAGCGCGGAGGGCCGCAGCCTTCTTGCCAGCATCGGGGCCAACGGGCGGCGAGATCGGCCCCATCGCATCAGCCTTGGCGGCGGGATGCGACGGAACCCAACTCTGGCTGGCCGGGGCTGGGCCTTGGGCATACGGACCCTTGGTCGGATCTTCAGCCCACGACGACGTATCGCCGTTCTCGTACTGATCGGCCTCCGGGTCGGGGTAGAAAGCGGGGTGGTCGGGCGTCCAACCATAGGAAGCGGGCGGCGGCGAAGCCTTCTTGTTCCGCTGCCAAGTCATGCGATTACGAGTCGTCATGGTTTCTGCAACTCCTAGCCGTGATGGCTGTAAAGGTCGAGTAGCTTGCCGAGCCGAAGCAGGGTATTGGCCTCGGCTGCGGACAGTTTCCGTCCAAGACAGCCACGGCAAGCGGTCATGAAATGCTGCTCGGAACCGTACCGAGCAGCGGAACCTACACGGACTGCCGCCCTGTAGATTTCTGTGGGGATCTGCACCCCCATAGACTGGTTGTAGGCAGCAACGCGATCAATCAGGTCAATGTCCGACCGTGCCGTTTTGACCAATGCGTTTAGCCCTGTGAGATACTTGCGAGCAGCCTGCTTGTTCAGCGTGCTGTCGAGTGCGCCAGTAGATTGCGTGTCATTCGGCGCTACTGCTTCGTTCTTGCCCTTCTCGACTTGTTGCTTGAGGTTGTCCAGCACGCGAGTAAGGATGTGCTGCTGGACTTGATCCTCGATGTCCTTGAAGGGGTTCGGCGGTTCAGCGGGAGCCGCAGGAGCAGCAGCCTCGCCACCCTCGGCTTCGCCGCCTTCACCACCAAAGCCAAAGTCGTCCTCGGCCAAGTGCAGGGCGCGTGCCTTCTTATGGCGAGCCTTGGCATCCCACTTGGCGGGAACCGTGGACAGCACTTGCTGGGCCTGACGCATTACCTTGGCGGGAACCGCCTTGGCCTCCAGCACGTTCCGCATGACCGCGCCCTCGAAAGCCGGGGTCTCGACCCACGACGCCTCGATGAAGGTCACACCGCCAGTGGGGTTCACGCTGGGGTGCCCGCAGAGTTCGGCAATCTTGCGGCGGGTGCCGTTCTCGTCAAAGAACGTGTTGCCCTTCATGTAGCGAACGTGGCTGCACATCTCCGTCTCGTCCACCGCGACGTTGCCGCACTTGGTGCAAACGGAGAAGTCGATGGTGCAGCCCATCGACATCGTAGCCATCTTGCCCGACTGGATGGCGTCCACCAGTTCGGTGTGCTTGCGTTCAGTGGCGACGAGGATGTCCACATACACGCTGTCGCCAATGTCGCGGGCCACAGCGTCGATAATGCGTCCCTTCGACAAGTCCTCAATCTGGACATGCTCGACGAAGTTGTGCGCCCCGATAAACGTGCGGTAGGACTTGAGCAGGGTCTGGCGATCCCAGCAGTCCATGTTGTTGTTGATGTACTTCTCGGTGCCGCCAGTGACGCGGTAGTTCGCGTACTTGCGGTTCACGCGGAAGCCATCCTCCTCGACGCTGCCCAGCTTGACGTTCGCAGGCTTCTCGGTATTGACCGAAGCCACGATGGTCGCATGGGTCAGCAGATACTTGGAGGGGTCGAAGGGCTTGCCGAAAATCGACGACGCCTGATCGAGCAGATTGCCCGACAGAGCAGCCTTGTTGGTGGCCGCTGTACGCACCTTTCCCCAACCCTGCGCTGAGAGGGTCGGACGGACTACCGTCGCTTTGGCATAGCGCATCATCGCCATGTTAGACAGCCTCGTTTAGGTGGCAGTTGAGGATGTCGTCACGCTTGACGAGAAACAGGCAGGAGGGGCAGCCAAACAAGCGTTCGGACTGACCTTCGACACGCTTGTAGACCGCCTTTTTCAGTTCTACTTCCTTGCACTTGGGGCAGAAGTAGACCTTGCCTTCAATCTCCCCGCCCGTGGCGCGGTACTTGCGATCGGCACCGTTCCAGTAGATGGCCTTCTTGACGTAAGCCTTGGCCACTCGGCGGGTCAGCGATGACGACTTCACAGTCTCACCGTCGTGTTCACGGCGGTCGAGGATGTCGTCACGCTCCTCCTCGCTGACATCGACGACAGGCATCGGCCTATCCGTCACGTTCAGCGTCTTGGTCGGGCCGTTCGGCACTTGCACAGTGCCAGAGCCGCCGGGAACCGAGTCCGTCACGGGGCCGATAACAGGCTGCGACGGACGAATACGCTGCACATCCTCGACAGGATAACGCTTGTTCCCGTTGGGGAACTCAACGTCAACCATGCCGATGGCAGGAAAGACGGCGACGACACGCCCGGCCCTCTCAGCGGGTGCGCCGTAGGGAATCACAGCATCGCCCACGCGGAACTCCGCTGCGCGCTGCTGGTAATCGAGGTATGTCGTCGCCGTCTTTGCCATGTTCAGACCTTACTTGGTCAGGTTGAAGCCATGCGTGCCGCTGGCCTGCTTCGACGCCTTCAGAGCCTCAGCGTGCGCCTTCTCCCACACGGCAAACGCCTTCTGGGTGTCGGAGACGTGACCCTTGATCGCGTTGGTCGCCATGTTGATGAGGCCCATCAGCGGCGAGAACAACTTGCCGAAGAAGTTCTTGAGGCCGACCATGATGTCCATCAGGCCCGCCTGCTTGTTCTGCGCCGAGGCCAGCTTGGCCGCAGGGGCCAGAACCTCGAACTCGAACTTCGCAACAGCCTTCTTGACGCCCGTATTCTCCTCGATCACGACGGAGAAAATCTCAGCGAGCGCCTCACGGACTTGCTCACCGAACTGCGCCTCAGCCTTGGCCAATACGCCCGACTGCACCACTTCCATCTTGGGCGGGTTGGAGGCGGCGATCTTCTGGTACTTGAGCAGCAGATCCGACATGGCGTGGATGCTGTCGCCCTGACCCTTCAGGGTGTCAGGCAGCTTATTCGAGAACGCCTCGCGCTCCTTCTTGTACGCATCGCCAAGCTGCTTCTCGCGCTGAACGAGCTGACCCGCCAGACGCTGGATCTCAGCCTGCGTCTGCGCCAACTCGCTTTCCATCGCGGACAGCTTCTGGAACGCAGCCTTGATCTCCGAGTCGGTCAGCTTGCCGAGGCCAGCGA